CAATCGATTCATCTTTCAAGAGGATCATATCCTTGGTGGACTGGTGAAGAAAAAGAAAAACAAAACACACTTGAAGGATTCTTTGGATGAAACATGCGAGTATTATTCCACTTATTGGAGGAGAAGTCTTAGCATCAGATGAAGTTTGGCAAACAAGGCCAGATTATCTCTTGTCATATGCGCCATTTGAGGCAAATGAATCGCATCTTAGACATTATTACGCGCAACAAGGTGAAAATATTCCTTATTTTGTTCTTGATAAGGGTGATAGAGCACCATATAATGTTGACGTAATCTCGAGCACATGTCCATGCGCAGGTCTGAGTTCTTATCATGCAAAAGCTGGTGAAGACAATCCAAATAATCAGTGGATGGAAAAGACTGCTCGATATGTACTTGGTGAAGTAAAACCAAAAGTATTCTGGGGTGAAAATTCTCCACAACTTGTCGGAAAAGTCGGGAAATTTATGTTTGACAAGCTCAGAGAAATTTCTCTTTCAAATGGCTATAGTATGAGCATTTTTCTTACAAAGAATCTTAATCATGGAGTGTCTCAGTTTCGTAAAAGGTCATTCTATTTCTTTTGGAAGAAGTCTGAGTTCGGTGAACAGACTCCACTATTTCAATATATTCAAAGACCGCATCAGAAAATTGAAGATGTCATTCTCAATTCTATGTCAAACTTTCAAATGGAGCCGATTAATAAAAAGACGCCATCAAAAGATGATCCATATTATCGTTACATTTTAGAAGAAATTTTTCAAGGCATTTCTCATAAAGAACATTTTGATATCGTCAAAGAAAGATTTGATAAAGGTAATGATGTAGAATCTTTTATTACAAGTCATTATGGCCATGACTATAAACAAGTTCAAAATTGGATGGAGAAAAATAACTATCTTAAAGAAGCTGAAAAATGCAAAAGAAAATATGAAAAACTAGCCAATAATGGCAATATTATGAGGAGGTTTACGCAAATCCCGTATAATTATATTGGAGCCTTTGTTGGACATCATCCAGCTACTCTTACTCATCCATACGAAGATCGATATATAACTTATAGAGAGGCGATGAATATTATGGGTCTTCCAAGCGATTTTGAGCTTCTTAATCCAGAAAAGTCATCAAATCATATTTGCCAAAATGTGCATTTCCAGACAGCTCAAGATATGGCTCTTGAAGTACAAGCAGTGATGAATAACAATCGGCCATATGTAAATACAGATTTTTTACTTCAAAACAACTTAAATAAAAGTTATAAGATCTTAAATGAGTCGAAATCAACTTTGACAAATTTTTTATGAAAAAGGAGTTTACATGGATAGTGAAATAGTATATTATAAATTTAATGAGGATGAATTACTCAAAGAAATTCAGCTTTATATAGACAAAACTTATAAACAGCATTACGCTCAAAACAAATTTCAAGCAACAGAATTTATTTTAGATAGTGGACATGGAGAAGGCTTTTGTATCGGAAGTATTATGAAATATGTCCAACGCTATGGCCATAAAGGCGAGCCAGAAGATTGGCGAAAAGATCTAATGAAAGTTATTCATTATGGTATTATCGCTTTATATAATCATGATTTGAATTATAAGGAAACAAATAATGGAATTAAATATTAAGATTGATGAGCTTCGTAAAACAAAGATTATGGTTGCTACACCAATGTATGGTGGCGAAAATTCTGGTATTATGAACAAATCAATTACAACACTTGGTCAAATTACTGCTAAACACGACATTGGATTTGAAATTTATTATCTTTTCAATGAATCTCTTATCACTCGTGCCCGGAATTATTGCGTAGACGCTTTCCTTCGAAGTGACTGTACTCATTTACTTTTTATTGATTCCGACATTGGATTTCATCCACATGATGCACTAGCACTTATTGCTCTTCAAATAAGAGAACCTGACAAGTATGATATTATTTGTGGCCCTTATCCTAAAAAGAATATTTCTTGGGAAAAGATTGTAAAAGCAGTAAAAGCTGGTCATGGTGATGAAAACCCAAATAATCTCGCAAATTTTGTTGGTGATTTCGTCTTTAATCCAGTTCGTCAAGGTTCTGTAAGACTTGATGAGCCAATTGAAGTACTTGAAAGTGGCACTGGATTTATGTGTGTTCCAAGAGCAACATTTGAAAAATTTGAGAAAGCTGCACCATACTATCGTTATCTTCCAGATCATGTTAGATCTGAACATTTTGATGGATCTCGAGAAATCATGCAGTATTTCCAAGCAGAAATCGATGGGCCATGTGCTGAAGAAAATCTAATTCCACAAATTGAATCAGCACTTCAAAAAAATGATATTGATGAAATTCGAGAAGCTTATGAACGATTCATGAAAGAAAAGAAAGCATCTTCAAAGCGTTATCTTTCTGAAGATTACTGGTTCTGTCAAAAAGCTCGTAAATTTGGAATGAAAATTTGGCTATGTCCATGGATGCAACTACATCACATGGGTTCATATATATATAGTGGGTCAATTCCTGCTATGGCTTCAATTGGTGCTTCTGCTACAGCCGATGCAACATCAAATCCAAATTATTATAAGAAGAAGGATAACCAAAATCTGAAATTTAATCCTAATCCTGGAAAAATGAGTCGAGATGTGCAAAAGAGAAAAGAAAAAAGATCAGCAAGACGCAAACAGCAAACAAAAGTATGATTATATAATATATTTGAAAGGATAATAATATGAAACTATCTGAAAATACAGTGACTCTTCTAAAAAACTTTGCATCAATTAACCCTTCTATTCATATTAAAGAAGGAAATATGCTTCGAACAATTGCTCCACAAAAGACGATTATGGCTTCTTCGAAAATTAATGAAGTGTTTCCAGCTAATGCTGGAATCTATGATCTTCCAAGATTTCTTTCTGCTTTTTCTTTGTTTGACAATCCAGAATTGATTTTTGACGATAATATGATTACAATGAAGGAAAATAAACGAACAATTCGATATGTTTTAACTGATCCAAAAATGTTTTTGAACCCGCCAGAAAATGATATTGACATGCCTCCATGTGAGATAGAAGTTGATGTTGAATATTCAAATCTTCAATCTGTTATGAAAGCTGCTTCTGTTTTAAGTTTACCAGAGATTGCTTTTATTGGAGATGGTTCTTATATTTATCTAAAGGCTGTTGATAGTTCTGACCCAACAAGCGATGATTTCGGTGTTGAGCTTGAAGAATCAAATAAAGTTTTTCGTGTAGTGTTCAGAGTTGAGAATATTAAACTTTTACCAAATACATATAAAGTATCATTATCATCAAAAGGTTTAGCAAACTTCAGTTCTGATAATACTAATTATTTCATTGCCATTGAAAGCGCTCATAGTTCATTTGAAGAGGTATAAAAATGTTGACAAAACAAGAACTTGAATATCTAATTCGATTTATTGATGTTACTGCACAGCGTGGAGGAATTAGAGGAGATGAGCTTTCATCATCTGGTATGATTAGGGAACGACTGACTGTAGAACTTGTTCAACTCAATGAACTGGAAAATCAGACGACCACAAGCAAACGAAAATCACCTACACCAAAAATAGCTATTGATGAGTAATTTCTTATAGGTTTCGATTATTTAAATGCTAGATTTTCCTTTAGTACAGGAGATTAATTAATTATGATTCGCGATGATTTTTTGTGGGCAGAAAAGTATCGGCCGAAAACAATAGCCGATACGATTCTACCAAATGATTTGAAAAAAACATTTCAAAAGTTTGTAGACCAAAATAATATTCCCAATCTTTTGCTCAGTGGTCGAGCTGGTGTTGGTAAGACTACTGTAGCAAAAGCTCTTTGTAATGAGTTAAACGCTGATTATATTGTAATCAATGGTTCAATGAAGGGTAATATTGATACTCTTCGTACTGAAATTCAAAAATTTGCTTCATCAGTCTCATTTACAGGAGGGCGCAAATATGTCATCTTAGATGAAGCAGATTATTTGAATCCGCAATCAACACAACCAGCTCTTCGTAATTTCATGGAAGAATATTCTAACAATTGCGGATTTATTCTTACATGTAATTTCAAAAATCGTATTATTGAACCATTACATTCTCGATGTACAGTTATTGATTTTAAAATTCGAGGTAATGAAAAAGCAAAGCTCGCAGAAAAGTTTTTCAAACGTATTCTTGCAATCCTCGAAAAAGAGAATGTTGAATTTGATAAAGCTGCTGTTGCAGAATTTATCAATAAACATTTTCCAGATTGGCGTAGAACGTTAAATGAACTTCAATTTTTTGCAAGTAATGGCCGCATTGATAAAAGTATGCTGGTTAATCTAAGTGATGAAAGTTTGAAAAAACTCATTGAACTTTTAAAGAATAAAGATTATTCAGGTATTCGTAAATGGGTTGGCGAGAACAATGATTTAGATTCTACTGAATTCTTTTCAAAATTCTATGATTTAATTTGGTCAACTGCAAAAAATAGTTCTATACCAGGTATTGTCGTGACAATTGGTCGTTATCAATATATGCAAGCTTTTGTTAATGACCCAGAGATTAATATTATGGCCTGTTTAACTGAGATTATGATAGAAACTGAATGGAAATGACAATAAAAAATCAAATTTGGGAACAAGTCAACCATCAAGTCGAGGATCAAGTCTGGGATCAAGTCGACTGGGATCAAGTCTGGGTTCAAGTCAGGGATCAAGTCTCTAATCAAGTCTGGGTTCAAGTCAGGAATCAAGTCTGGGATCAAGTCTGGGATCAAATCAGGGATGATTTTTTCAATGAGTAATCCATTTGATTATGTAAACGCTATAAGTTTTACAAAAAAAGATCTCTTTCGAGATGATGATACAAAAGATGAAGCTAATAGAGTCTATGCTCCATGGCTTATCAATAAAGCTCTTTCATATCATCCTGACGCAATTCTTCATGCCAATACAATGAATGCATTGGAATTAGATCATAAACTGTGTTTTGATTATTTTATAAATAGTCTTCGTAAACGTAAACGATTTGCAAAATGGTCTAAACCAAAAGAAAATGAAAATTTAGACTTAATTTGTGAATATTATCAATGTAATAAACAAATAGGCCAGCAATATCTTAAAAATTTATCAAAAGAACAAATAAAATCTATTAAAGATTTTTTTGATATTGGCGGTATAAAAAAGAAGGTGAATTGACAATGAATGACATTGTAAATAATCTTATTGAAGTATCACTTATCGATGAACAAAATTTTTTAAAGATTAAAGAAACTCTTACTCGTATCGGTGTTGCTTCTCGTAAAGAAAAAAAACTTTACCAATCTTGCCATATTCTTCATAAACGTGGGAAATATTATATTCTTCATTTTAAAGAATTATTTCTTCTTGATGGTAAAACATCAACGTTCTCTAAAGAAGATGAAGGTAGACGAAATACAATTATTAATCTACTTGAAGAATGGAATTTGCTTAAAGTAATTGATCCAGACAAAATTCAATCAAATGTTGCTCCTTTTTCTCGTATAAAAGTTATTTCTTATCAAGAGAAGCCTGAATGGGAACTTATAGCAAAGTATAATATTGGAATAAAAAGATAATAAAAATTTAATTTTGGGGTTTACAAAATTCATCATATATGGTATAAATAATATCATGGATGCCAAATGGATCCATGATATTATAAATCTCGCTAACTTAGGAGTATCGATTTATGAATAGTAAAGCACTTTCAAATCCTTTTAATGGATTAAACTTTATCCCATATAGTTTAGGGTTTGATGATCAATTTGATCGTATTAGTAAATACGTAACAAATCAAGTGTCATCAACAGGATTTCCTCCATATAATATTCGTAAGGAAGGCAATAAGTATTTTATTGATCTTGCTGTTGCTGGACTTAATAGAGAAGATATGGAAGTAGAAGTCAATGATAACGTTCTTACAATCAAATCAACATGGGATGAAAAAATGGAACCATTTGTGGGCGAATATCTTCACAAAGGTTTGTCTTTTAGTAAGTTCACTCGAAAATTTGATCTTGCTGATAATGTTATGGTTCTTGGTTCTACACTTCAAAATGGTATCTTAACTGTTGCTCTTGAAAAAGTAGTTCCAGAACATATGAAACCCAAAAAAATTGCAATTACTTAATGGAAAGGGCCTTCGGGCCCTTTCCTCATATTTAACAAACATTTAATATTCGATTCATAGCTGAATCAATATATAGTATAATATTGTTCTTTAGTTGAAAGGTATATGCGTTGGATCAACTTACTCTTTGGATGGGAATAGGATTTTTATTTGCAGCCTATTCAGTTATTGCTAACGATTCAGTTCAAACACTTGGCACTTGGATAGCATCAAATAACGAACGATTTGATTGGAAGATTTTATGGGCAGGCGCTTCAAGTGTTCTACTTTTTACTTTATGGTATGGATGGTATGTAAATAATGGTGATATATCTTATGAACGACTTACAAAGATACCATTCCAAGAAACACAATGGTATCATGCAACAGCGCCAGCTTTACTTCTTGTTTTAACAAGATTTGGTGTTCCAGTATCAACTTCATTTCTTGTTTTATCAGCATTTGCTTCAACTTTTGTTCTTGAGAAAATGCTTATGAAATCAGTAATGGGCTATGCTGTTGCTGCAATTACTGCTTATGGTTTATGGCATATTATAAGTAGAGTTATTGATGAAAAGACGTCTTTAAAAGATCATTGGTCTGAACCATATTGGCGAGTAGCTCAATGGGTGACTACGGGCTTTCTATGGTTTACTTGGCTTAGTCATGACATAGCCAATATTGCAGTATTTCTACCAAGAACTATACCATTTGATATGATGATTTTGATTAGTAGTGTATTTGTTATTGGTATGGGATACATGTTCTATGAAAAAGGCGGTAAAATCCAAAAGATTGTTGTAGAGAAATCCTCAACACGATATATTCGATCAGCAACTTTTATCGATCTTGTATATCTGGTTATTCTATACTTCTTTAAGGAGTTGAATAACATTCCAATGAGTACCACCTGGGTTTTTGTCGGGCTTCTTACTGGGCGTGAACTTGCAATTGCAACTGTCATGAATACAAAAATGAAGACAGTTTTCCCTCTTGTGACAAGAGATTTTATGAAGATGATGTTAGGACTTGCCGCAAGCGTTGGTATTGTTCTTATAATTCATTATATCATTGTGCCTAATGGCGGATAATGGGGTTTACAACCCCTCTTTATTATGATATAGTATATAATCAATCAAACTTAAGGAGAAGCTAATGTCGCTTTTAGATAAGCTTCAAAAAAATAGTACTATTAAGCTTACAAGTACTCTTGCAAATTCAACAGTTTATGGGAAAAAGGATATAGTACCAACAACTGTTCCGATGATCAATGTGGCTCTTTCAGGCCGAATTGATGGAGGACTTACTCCTGGGCTTACAATGCTCGCAGGGCCGTCAAAGCATTTTAAGACAGCATTCTCGCTTCTAATGGCAAGTGCTTATCTTAAACAGTATAAAGATGGAATAGTTCTTTTCTATGATTCAGAATTTGGAACACCTCAATCTTATTTTGAGTCATTTGATATTGATATGAATAGAGTAATTCATACTCCAGTCACAGACGTTGAACAATTAAAATTTGACCTAATGAAACAACTTGAAGGTCTTGAGCGGGGTGATAAAGTTTGCATTGTGATTGATTCGATTGGTAATCTTGCTTCAAAGAAAGAAGTTGAAGATGCTCTAAATGAAAAATCAGTCGCTGATATGAGCAGAGCAAAGCAAATAAAATCTCTTTTTCGTATGGTCACACCACATTTAACTCTTAAAAATATTCCATTGATTGCTATCAATCATACATATCAAAGTATGGAAATGTTTTCAAAAGCAACAGTTTCAGGTGGTTGTGTAGTAGAA